GAGGCCGTAAGGGACGTTGACCACTTCAGCAATATCATCAGTCAATGCCATTGACCATAACAGCTTAGCGCCGGCCGAGACCGAATCGGTGACGGATTCTCCGATCGCCGGAGCATGAAGATCGTGCAAGATGGTGATAGGGGCATCGCCGCGAGAATGCGATTCGGCATAACGAGGTTTGAAAAAGACCAGGCGAGCGCCGTCCGGGACATACTCCTCGCGAAAGCTCCAGCCGATATGACGGCAGACCAATTCGACTGCCTCAATCGTCGAGAGGCCGTCCACGACGACGTGATTGATGATCCGGTCGAAGTCTTCGTGGTCAAGGCCGGTCAGACGCTCGGGTCGCAATAGCGGGTAGAGATTGTAAACGCGATTGAGGGGCGGACTGAGACAATAGTCGATCATATCGCGGGCCTTCCACCACCAGGCGCCCTCGGCGATTGTGGCATCAGGCGGAATGAAGATCGGGACATTGATGCCGGATTCACCATATTCGGTCAGATGCAGAGGGATAAGGTCCATATTCTTCCGGCCGTTGACGTTGAAGATCGCACGCCTGCCATTAAGCCAGCGGTAGGCGTTGTCGAAGGGCGAGGCTGCGGGACCGGGATAGACGGTGTAATCATCCGGGCCACGAGCGATCTGGCCGATGATGGGACAGGTGCGGGCGAGCAACCAGCGATAGTCGTGGCAGATAATAGCGGTCGTATCGTGACCGGCCGCGATGGTATCACCCGAACCCATGCCGCCGGAAAAGCTCGTGGCCGAGCCGGTCATAAAGCCCTGAAAGAGAATCGTGCGATCAGCTTCGTAATACTCGCTTGTGCGGACGCGGATAGTATCGCCGTGACCTACAGGAGCTCCTCGCATTCGCCAGTTTATGCGGGCGCCGGGAAATCCGATCCGGGCAATGGATGGCCGGGCGCCGGCGTTGATCTCGATCCTCTCGACCTGGGCGCCTATCACGGGACGCCAGGGGACGTAAGGCGTAGTCTTATACTCCACCAGCAACGGCTGTGCGACGCGGTCCATTCTAACGCTATCGGCGGATGTCATAACAAAGACCTCCCGGTGGCGACGAAACGGACAGTCAGATAGCCTGGCAGGTTCCAGTGAAAGGCCTTGCCAAAGGTATCAGTGATGAGACGAAAACTATCCCAGACGACGGCGTAAAAAACACAGCCATAGAACGAATAGTCAGCGGCGCCGGCCCAGAGGTACGCCTCAATCGCATCTATCGCCGCCTGGGCGCCGATGCGGGCGAGAGTGTAATTGGCGGCGGTGTAAGAGATGGTGCCGGTGACCGTAATGCGGCGGCCGCGAGTGCCCACGAACATTGTCGTCGCACCATGAGCGCCGGAGAAACCGTGATATAATCGCTCGCTGTCTCGCGGCTGGACGACGACGTTGATCGCACTACCGAACACGTTGGTCAGGGCGATGGCCATTAGGAATCAGAGATTGCAGATTACAGATTGAAGATTTTAGATTTCGTTTCACGACAGCCAGGGTGGTTCGATTCCGAGATCGGCCTTATTGACACCGACTACAGGGTTGTGGATGCGAAGGTTATAAGTACGATGATCATAGTTGATAGAGACCGGTTTGCCGGTTTCGATGCGCTCGGGGACGGGCTGGAGCGCGGGCTGCGGAAATTCGCTGGGCGTTTCGGGTTCAAAGGCCGGTGTTTCGGGCTGGGGGAACTCGACGGGTGGTTCCGCTTCGATGGCGGGCAAGTCAGGCTTGATGCCAAGTGACTCAGCTTCCGGGGCGGCCTGGAGCTCGGCCTGTGGGAACTCGCCGGGCGGGGTGGGCTCGGCCGGGGGCAGCGAGGCTTTACCCTGGCTGATCTCTCGGAGACTTTCGAGTTCATATTCTAAGGGCGAAATGCGGGCTTCTGTTTCAGCGGCCGTAAAAAGTGGGCGATATCTGAGGGGGAAGTATGTAATCCGAGTGGATAATGCACGTCGCAGCTTCGCTGCACGGTCAGCGTATTCATCGGGAAGTTGCTGGGTAATGGAATCCAACTCATCCCGCATACTGTCTAAGGCTATCAGGTATGGTTCCAGGTGGTCGATAACCCAACGATCTTGGCCTTTTGCTACGGCTATGGCATGAGAGGTTTTGGCCTGCCGGATGCGGCGCTGCCAGGAACTGAAAGCTGGGCCTGCTTCTACCTCTTTGGCGGCGATACCGGCTTCGAGCTGTCGCTGCTGGCCGAGCATGGAATCGAGATATGCCTGCGACATGTGGTCGATGGTTTCGGCCGTGGCGTCTGCAACGGCCTGGCGGGTGGATTCGAGAGTGCGAGTGGCTTCGGGCGTGACCATCTTGCCCATAGCCGTGGTCAATTCAAGGGGGAAGCCCTGCTCGGCGAGTATCTCGGCAGTGCGCTCTTTGGGCAGGCCCCGGACGTAGTCGAGCAGGGCGGCCATGCGGCGGTCCATCGAGAGGTCGGACCATTTGACACCGAGGGCCTGTTCCATAGCGAGGCGGGGTTTTTCATAGCCGCCCGCAGATAGTCGGGCAGTCTGCTCAATTAGCGTTGCGGCCAGGTTTTCGCTGGCGGTGACTGCGCGGGCGGCGGCGAATGCGCTTATAGCCTCCTCGAGAGTGCCGCCCTGGGCGAGATAGGCGGTCCCACCTTTCTGGAGACCTATCATGTACTGGCCAAAGTCGACGGCCTTGCTTGCGGTATAGCCGGCCATGAGCTGTGCCATGTAATCTTTATATGCGTCGGCAGTGGGCTGTATCCCGGCGGCGCCTGCGAACTCGAAGAGCTTGGAGACCTCTTCTGGCCCGAGCCCGGCGGCGCCGACGAAGGGGGCGAGCTGCATCCCGAGCCGGCGGACCTGTTCATCCTTGATGCCGCCCTGAGGACCGAACGCGATGTCCATAGAGACGAGCATCTGCTGGGCCACCTGGGGCGAGACGAGGCCGCCTGCCTTTTGAAGGGCGATAGCCTGCTGGGTCCAGAACTGCTGGCGGCCGACGGTGCCGGTCTGGAGCTCGAGGGCCTGGCCGACCTCAGCGAATTGGAGCGACTTTTCGTATATCTCCTTCTGCAACTGCTGAATTCGCTCGAGCCGCTGGATTAGCCAGTTGATTAGTTTGAGAACGACCTGCAAGCCCAGAAAGGCGCCGATGAATCCGACAGCCTGAGTTTTGAGGGTCTGCAGCAGGCGGCCCATAGGGCCGAGCTTCTGCGTAGTCTGCTCGACGGCCGGGGCGGCCTGCTTCTGGCCCTCGGCGACCTTGTCGCCGACCTGCTTGCCGGAGCGGCCGACCTCGTCTAACTTCTGCTTGGTCTGGTCAGCGCCGCTGGTCTTTAGATGTATATTGATGTCTTTGGCCACTTGGTCGCTCGTATCTCGTCGCTCGCCGTTCGTACTACGCGGCGTCGGCGATGGTGATTATTTTGTTCGTTCCGGTCAAGGTCAGCGGCGTGCCGGCCGAGTTGACCACGCGGAAGGGCAGCGTGTAATCGGTAAACGGCCTGGTTACATCGGCGTTGCCCGCACCTGAGTCGAACGCCACCCCAGCAATCGTGATCTTCTTGGCCGTGGCGCCTTGGCCTTGAGTAATCGTGATCTCAAGTGTATCAGCCGCGTGCTGAACAAGACGCTGGGCAAGGAGCTGGGCGGTGACGATGGACGAATCCTGGAAGGTAATCGAGCCGGTGGGCACAATACCATCCATCCCCGCATCGACGCAGGTATAGGCCACATCGGCGTCGTTGCACTCCCTGACCAGGTTCATCGCGATCGTGAAGGTTAAAGACATTACATGATAGATCGAGATGTTGTCGCCGGGCGTCGGATCGAAGACGGTCGTCTGGGCGCGATAGCCGCCGCGAGCAGCGGAGATGTAAGACGGCGCGGCCTGGTCGTCCAGAAGCCCCCACATATCGGCGATGGTCTTGGTCTCATCGGCCGCCTTGCACTCGAAGAGGAAGGTGATCGTGCCATACTGGCCTTTGGTGAGATCCATGCGGACGTTGTGGATCACGGGGTTGGTGATCGTGTGCTTGATGTAGCCGGTAGCTTCTGCGACGCCGCTCTTGCGTTCGTAGCAGACGTATGTGCCGACCGTGCCCGTCAAGAGGTCGACGAAGTGAATCCAGTCCTGGGTAACTACGGTGCCCCGGACGAACTGGACCTCGCGGTCGGAAAAGGCCACCTCGGCGCCGTCGGGGGCCGACTGCATGATATTGTCAAAGCCGGCCTCGATCCGGGCCGACATTGCGCCTCCGGCGTCGACACCGTTGATAACAGACGCCTGGACTATTCGGGTTCGCTGGTTTACAGTTGCCATTTGTTAGCTCCTAATTGACAGGGGTCATTTTGCTGGTCTCAAACTTCATCTGAATGCAGTACTTCTTTTCCGCGTCAAAGACCTCGACGTCGCCGGTGTAATAGATTTCATCGCAGTCAAACTCCTCGCCCGGGTGCTTGCGGTCGAACAGGTCGATCACTAGGTCGCGAATCTTGCTGACGCCGAGCGTATCGACATCCCCGATCCGGGCGACGGCAGCCTCTCTGGCCTCGACGCCGATCAAAATAGCAAAGGCCAGGACCTGGCGGAGGTCGTTATCGCCCTCGCGGGCGGCGTCGGCCGAATCATACGAGACGAAGGCAAAGGGCTGATAACGACCGAAGGCCTCCATGCCCCCGGCCGTGGCGGCTATCTGGTGCTTCCAGATATCGGCCGTCTTGAAGACATCAGCACTCTCGTGCTGCAAGGCCGCAAGCTGGTCGGCAAACCACTGCTCGAGCGAGGCTATCAAACCGCCATCGTTAGACATCAGTTACCTTTCCGATCTCGGATTCCATTTCGGCGGTGATGTCATCGAGAGAGTCACTGACACCGTCGAACAGGGCGCCGGAGCCTTGGACAAAGACGCTCTTAACGAGCGTGAACAGGGCACGGAACTTACCCTTCTTACCCCGCTTGTAGCCGAACAACAGCCGGCCGGCCTTGTTGACAAAAAAGCCTTCACTAATTGATCGCAGGCCGCCAGAATATTTGGCCTTTAGCCTACCCGTGGGGGTTAGGGCTTCACCGAACGGAACAGTCAAGAATTTACCCCTACGAGGCAGGATAGTCATTTCTTCATCACCCAAGAGCCATTTATATTCGTTGACGGCAGTTGTCTTGCGGACTCCGACGACACCCTCCAAAGGGCCTTCCAGCCAGCCATCCACAGCACGTGACAAGGCGCCGGTGCGACGCTTGAGAGCCTGGCCGGTGAGATAGTCAGAGACCACCTTGCCGGCCGCCAGCTTGACGCCCTTGCCCAGGCCGGAACTGGCGGCGGCAAGGACCGCGCGGCCCATGCCGCCCAACTCGGCGATGACCTTCGGAAAATCAGGACCCATTTCAATTGCTATTTGCATTGATTGATAACCATTCCTTACAAGGTTGCGATACGATACTTGTCGAGAACCTTCTTGACCTGGGGTAATAATTCGATGGCGGAGAACTTGCTTATAGAGCCGCCCTGGAAGCCGACAGAGCTTAGGCCGAGATCGTCTTTTCTCTTGTACAAGAACGTCGCCTGCTCAATGGCGGCCTCGCGGATGTCGTTCGGCAAGGCCGTCTCACCCTCACCGGGTGACTGGCCGGCGGCGCAGTAGCCGCCGCGATAGACGACCTGGATGGAGTCGGGAACAGTCAGCCAGCGGGCGTAAATGCGCAGCGCGATGCCATTGACGCCCTCTCGCATCAGCCGGTACTCTTCATCTACAGTCAAGGCATCCGCCGAATCGAAGTCGTAATCGGCGGCCTCCTTGATGGATGTTATTGCGATCACGGGATACCGCCGCAACTGCAGGAACTCGGCGAGGCCGGTGTAGTATTCGGTGACGTCAGCGGCGGGGGCGATCAATTCGCGAGCGACATGGCCATTAAAGATACCTTCGAGGCCCAGAATCATCCTTGTCAGCATGTCGTCGTAGTCGCTGCTCTCTTCGCCTAAGCGGTCCTTGACATCGCTTAGCGTGCAGATTCGCGCATCGGCCGAGACGCCGGATACCGTATGCTCCTCATGATAAGTCTCGCCCGAATAGACCCATTCGACCCAGTATGTATAGGTCAGGCCGGCGGCCGGCTCGGTGAAGGTATGACGGTAAACGCCTGTCGAGACCTTCGTCATTGCCGTATCATCGGCCACAACGACCTCATCGGTGTCATTACGCTTGACGCCAAAAGTAGCTGTAGGATCGGAGAGCTTGCAGCTCGTAACATCGGTCAGGACGCCGTCGACCTTGAAGGTGCGCTGTATGGTTACGGTACTCATTAGTCGTCCGAAATAATGGTCGTATCCTCTGTTTGAACGTTGACCGGTGTTCCGCCGGAGATCGTATCGATCTTATCGCGGATTGGCTTCAGGGCGTCCGTCGTGCCACTGAACCCGGTGCCTTTGACGTCAGTCAGATGATTGATGATGGTTGTTTGGTTGGCCGCCGTCGCATCGCCGCCTGTGCCCGAAGGAGCCTGCTCAAGGGCGTTCTCCGTGAATCTATAAGTGCCGGCGTCGTCCTCAAGGGTATCGTCGACCTTATCGGTAACAAGCTTGACTGCGTCCGCTACGCCGTCGAGGAGATCTAACTTGCCATCGTGAGTCGAAAGCGCCGAGGCGGTAGCCAGGCCGGAGACATCGGCCTTGCAGTCGTTGACGTTCTCGACGGTGACCTTGCCGGCGGCATCCGTAGCTAACTTGTTGGCTGGAGTGGCAAGGACCTTGCCGGCGGCGTCTGTTCCGGCGTCGGCCGCCGCGTGCGAGCTGCGAGTACTGACCGCGACGTCCAGGTTGCTGACATCGGCTTTGCAGTCGTTGACGTTCTCGACAGTGACCTTGCCGGTGGCATCGGTCGCGAGTTTATTGGCCGGGATGGCGAGGACCTTGCTGGCGGCATCCGTGCCGGCGTCGGCAGCCGAATGCGAGCTGCGAGTACTGACGGCCACATCCAGGTTGCTGACATCGGCTTTGCAGTCGTTGACGTTCTCGACGGTGACCTTCCCATCACCATCGGTGGCCAGCTTGTTGGCGGGTGTGGCCAGGACCTTGGCGGCGGCATCCGTGCCGGCGTCGGCAGCCGAGTGTGAGCTGCGAGTACTCACCGCGACGTCCAAGTTGCTGACGTCGGCTTTGCAATCGTTGACATTCGCGATCGTGACCTTCCCATCACCGTCGGTGGCCAGCTTGTTGGCGGGTGTGGCCAGGACCTTGCCGGCGGCATCAGTACCGGCAGCAGCGGCGGTGATATCGTTGAGATTATCGAGCGTGTTCTTTGTGCCTTGGATGCCGGCGATGCGGTTATTCGTATCTACCGTAGGCAAGCCGCCGTTGGCACCAGCGGCGGCGTTAGGGATCGCCCCGGCTGCGACTGCGGAGCCGCCGACCTTGACTGCATCAACCTCGCGAAAACGATTCTCAATAGAAAACTGGGCAAGGGCGGCATTGACCGTCTGGCCGTCAATGACAGCGCCGTCGAGCCAAATGACGTAGTCATCGCCGGGTGTATAATTGGCATTGTCGCTCGTGTCAATCTTGCATTCGTGGATGCCGGTATCCGGCGTGTCCTCAGTGTCGGTGACGCTTGTGCCGGTACAATCCGTCCCATCGTCCAATCGTCGGACCTTGATTGTACCGTTGGTGGCCCGTGTGATCGAAGCGCCATCGGCATCGTTGCTATTCCAGCAGAAAGCAACTACCGCATCTTCGGCAAAATCACCCAGATATATCATGATACCAACGCTCCCAATAACGGGCTGTCGTTAGCGACAGAACGATTGACTTTTGCCCTTGCAAGGCCGGCAGCAGGCGCAACGTACTCGTGCGCTCCACGACACCATGTAGTGCGCACGGTATCAGCGTAATCCATCCCCTGGCCGGATGATTCACAGTCCTCGTGATACCACGAAAGACCATCATAGTCGTAACCTGCATTGGCGTAGAGGTCGGATGATGCACTTGTCAGGTTGATATTTTCGATGGTGGGAATGACGTTCGTAAAATAAGTGGGACTACCCGTTGACGCAGTTTGCCCATCCCGACAGTTCGATTGTACAGTATAAGAAACAGTTGCGAAGGACGAATCACCAGCCGTGCAGTAATATGCCTCCGAGAAAGAGCCAGCACCACCTTCTGGCCCATAATCCTGCGTGCCACTTGCCCCAGCATAGCAGTTACGCAAAAAGAAATTCTTCCACGTAGCTTTTTCAAAGCCGTAGGTATCTGCATTAAGTGAGATGCAGTTGCAGCAATACAGTCCTGTTCCTGTGTCGGAACCGCCTTGACCGAAGAATCCGGACTTATCTGAGTTTAATGCGATACAGTTAATGCAGTACAAGGAATGGTTCGTAGCAGAATCGTCATAAAATATACCGCTCCCCTGCTTACCACAATCGTAGCCCAGACAGTTGAGTAGCCAGACATTGCTGGCAGCTACCTGAAATGCACCCCTGCGGTTGAGGTGGCTGTTAGTCGCCGCAAGTCCGTTAATAATTACATGGCCGACCTTGATATATATGGCAGAGTCGTATCCATCATTCGTAGCGAGCCTATAACCCGTCCCCCTGGCACCCGTGTGCCTGTGTGCGCCGCTCGCAGTGATTGTGATGTCGTTGCCCTCGGCAGTGACCCAGTCGGTGTCCAAGACAACTATGCCACCCGTATCAGCGCTTCCGCCCGTTTCGAGCGTGACGGTCACAAAATCGCCGCCATCATCAGTCAAGTCTTGAGCTTGAGCAGCATCCCAAGTGGCGAGCGATACATAATCGCCGCCACCGTCAGGGTTGATTGTCCAAGATAACTCAGCCAATTTTCTCTGCCTTCAACAAATCAAAACTCTGCGCATTTATGTTCAGCGTTTTGCCCGCGTCAAGTTGAATCAACTGCGACTGGCTCAGTGCCTGTAGTCGCAGAAAGTGCTTTCGTCTTTTCAATACGACCGGATTGTCCCTCTCCTCATTCTTCCTCAAGGGTCTCTGGAGGTGATATGCGTCTTTGCGGACGAGGCCCGGTACTCTTAGAACATAGAAATCAGTCTGCTCCTGCTCGGTGACAGGGCTGCTATCCTCGCGGACCTCCACGATATCGCCGCGCTGGTAGCGCCGATTGTAGCCAGCGAGAAACTCGCCCGGTGGGTAGCGCTTCGCCAATTGCTCGAACCGCTCCTGCGTTATCGAGTCCATCCAGTGCGGACCTTTATAGATGAGCAATATCGCCACTGTAACTTTGCCTTAACCGGGTGTTAATCAGCCTTTGCTTCTACTTCGTTCGGTACTGGCCCCGGCTCGTCTCCGGGCGGAACTGCCTGTCCTTCGGACTGGTCATCATCTTCTGGTGTTGGTCCGGTTTCGGCGGGCTCGGCTTCTTTGATTCCGAGCTGCTCTGCGAGCTGCTTTGCCTTGCGTTCTGCATCTTCGGCCTCCAATCTTTTCAGCGTCGCCCTGGCATACAGTATCCGCGACTCGCTTAATACGATATCGTAACGGGCGGCGGCTCTTGCATGTTCGCGGGTAAGGTCTGCAGCAAGATACTCTGCCTTGTCCCCGGCACCTTTTTTCGCGGCGGCTTTCCTGGCATTGGTGGCGTCCTGCTCCGCCTGGTCCGCTGCAGCATCAGCCTCTTTGACTGCCGCAGAAAGGGCGCCAGCCTCGGCGTCAAGAGCCTCAGCCTGGGCGAATAAGTCCCGCGCCTTCGTCCTAGTCGCCTCATAGGACTGGCGGGCCTCGGCCAGGGCGATCGCTTTGGGGTCCGTGTGTTCGTCCCAGGGGGCGACGGACTTTTCCCAGAGCGTAACGACCTTGCCCTTCTTTGTCTTTCTGACGAGCTGGTCAAGGACGGCTTCGGGCAGGTCGGCCCGCATTCCTTTGGGGAATACGCCGGCGGGGCCGGCATAAGATTGGGTCATTACGATCCACATCGTTCGTACTCCATATTGCGTTTGTGCGTATTGAGTATCGAGTTTTGAAAATCCGCCCGGCCCGGAGGACCGGGCGGATAACAGTCGAAACTACACGATCACGTGCTCTGCGAGGCCTCGTTCGGTTGCATTTTGCGGACCGAGTTCGGGCTTGCTGAGGATGCACAGGATCGCGGCGTTCACGCCGTTGGTGCCGTCGCCAGCGTGCGGGGCGTTGACCCGCATGAATCGCTTGTGCGAGACGTTGACCAGGTCAACGTCGATCTGGAAGAGCGAGTCATCCTCAGTGTCCGCAATCGCATCGGCCAGGGCGGCATCGGTCAAGTCGGCATACGTGCCGCCACTGGTATCACAATGCTCGATCTTCGGGGCGGCCGTCTCAGCGGTCGAGCCCATCGCGGCATCGATAGTTCCTGTCATTATCAGGAACTCGGCGTAGCCCCAACCCTTCGTGTCGACGTAGGTATTGCCGGCGAAGTCGCCATCGTCCTTGAGCTGCGGGGGCAGCAAGAGGACCTTTTTGGTATTTTGAGCGTCAGCTATGCTCATAATCAACACTCCTTTCTGGTGTTTAATTCCAATTCATATAGCTTTTCATCGCCCGCTCCGAACAGCACGAAAAGCTAAATGTATAATCGCCGCCTGCTATGCGATGTCGCCCAAGAGTGCGACGATCGCTCCGGGCTGCGGATTCGTGGCGTCCTTCGCCGTGCCGACCCCGTGTACGTTGATCGCAATGCGCTCCGTGCCGCGAATTCCGAGCTGGTCGGTCTTGAAATACGCTTCTTTGCTGGAGTTGATCTGCAGGGCGCGACGGTCGCCGAGCAAGGTGGCGAGTCTGAGATTGCCGAACAGCAGGGGGATATGGTCGGCGGCCGGCTTGGTCCTCGGCAACACGTTGGTAAACTCGACCGGCCGGGCCAGGAATCGCGGTTGCGGCGTGTAGCCGGTAAGCACGATCTCATTGGCGGTCGCCCCGCCCAGGCCGAGAGCGATACTGATCATCACGCTGTAATAGAAATTGCGGTGACAGTACCATTTGCAGTCAATGCCGTCATCGGCCTCATCGAGGATCATGCCGATCAGGGCGAGGAGATCGGCGGCCACAATGGCCGACCACGCACCGGCAGTGCCTTGGATGTGTAAGGCCATGATGTTGGTCGTTGTTGAATCCACGCCGAGAATCGCCTGCGTGGCGCCGGTAAAGTTGAAGTACGTACTGCTGCCATCCCCGATGAAGCCACACTTGTCCTCGGCCTTGGCAAAGGCCCTGGCAATCGAGCGGCCGATGACCTCGCCGACGGAGATAGCGAGGTCTTCACTGACTTCCGAATCGATTGCCGTGAGCGTCATCATCTTGCGGGCGTTGAGGCCGATGTTGCGGAACCCTGGCTCGGATTCGGTCGGCTGCACGCCAGCGCCCGGGGCGTAAACGACGACGTCGGCTGTCTGCGCGGCGGCAACAGAGGTGTCCGAGCCCATAGGCCACTCCTGGGCGTTGCGGCGGAAGACACCATACTTTTCTAGCAGGACGATGAGGTTCGGGATGAACTCGGTCGGTATCAATGCAGCGGCCGTGCCGATCTCGCTGCCGGTCATCGCCTTGACGATCTTGTTGTCCTGCGTGATGTAACGGCGCTCGATGCCAAGTGACTCGAACTGCTGTTTCGCTTCTTTGTTCTTGCCCAGCTCGGCCAATATGAACAGGCCGAAATTCTTCGCCATTTGTAAGGTACCCCACACGCCATTGTACGAACCGTCCGGGGTCCTGATCGGGGCGAAACGGGCCGACATCAGGGCCTTTATCTGCTTGAGCAGATCGTCGTTGCTCTGCTGGAGCGTACCGATCCGGCCCTGCATTTCGTCGACGGCCTTGAGCTTCGCTTCGGATTCGGCCAACTGCTCGCGGACCGCGTCCGCAACGGCGGTCTTTAACTCCTCCTTGGTCGCCATGCCCTTGGCAGTATCTTGGAGCATGGTTTTTATTTTGGTTTCAAATTCTGCGAATTCCATAATCAGCTCCTTCTTGCAGCTAATGCGGTTTCGATTACTTGGAGAATTTGTTCGGCCGTTTTCGTATCCACCGCAGGAACGGACCGATCATGCTGCTCGCCGAACGACATAAGCTCGCGTGCGAATCCATCCTGACCGGGGGTTAAAAGCGTTTTGATTTCTTCGAGAGAATCCTGTATGTCGGTGACGTCTTTGGCTAAGGCGCCCTTGAGCTGATTGAACAGCAAGCCCAAGTGATTCATGTCTTCGCGTATTACGCTTAGGAACGCTTCGAGAATAGTGTTCTTCTCGTTGGCGGCGGGGCCGTCTTTGAGCTGATCGAAGTGACCGTTGGTCTTGACCAGGGCTCCACGATTAGAGCCGACGGCGACACAACTGACCTCAAGCAGCTCTATTGATGTGTAAACCCAGACCTTCTTCCCCTCGACTTCCTCTGATCGCCACTCCTTTGGGATGAAGCCTATCGAGACCGCTTTTTGGTGACCGTCCCGGTAGTTGATCCAATACGTCTCAGCGTTTGCCGTAGTGGAAAAAACGATGTCGATGTCGACTTCGTCCGGCAATACTCGATACGAGTCGGGCGGGCCATGACCGATAACGGATGATTGACCGCTTGGCAGGCGATGCTGATGATCACCGAGGACGACGGGGTTGCTGGCGTAGCCTGCGAGCGCATCAGCAATGGCCTGTATCTCGATGCGCTCCTCATGCCGGTCAATCTCGTCCTTCGATATGCAAACCGTGATTCGCCTGTTATCAACGTCGACGGCTTTGACCTTGGGGTAGAAGAATTTCATTTGCGGTTCCATCGTATTATTCCTTTTTGTCTGTGGCCGCCTTGGCCATATCTCTTTGCATATCAGCGTATGAGTAGAATTGCATGTTGGCGTACCAGGCCAGATCGAACGATTTACCCGCCGCCTTCCTGGCCAATTCGACGCAGCGGCAGTTGATGATCTGGGCGGCCGAGCCTGCGGGATCGCCCGGATACATCAGCCGCTCTCCGCCGACTATGAAGAACGAATCTATTGCAATGCCCTCGGCGTAACGGGCCTCGGCCTGGCGATGCGAGTCGCGGACGTTGTCATCACGAGAAGTCAGCCAGGACTTCAACTCGACGCCCGCTGCTCGAAAACCCTCATGCCGGCCGGTGTCGACGGCGCCGGCGGTCTGGGTGCGGGCAATAGACTGCGCCCGCTGAAGGTTCCCACCCAGGGTCTTCTTGATTCGGGCGGTCAGGTCCTTCAACCCCTCACCCTTATCGAGGCCGAGCTTCAACTGCCTGGCCACCATGTCCTGAGTGGTGCGGTTGACGCCGGTTATCTTGCGAGAGGAGATCAATAGGGACCTCTTAACGGCCGGGCGGAGCTTGGCTGACTCGGCAAAGGCGGTCAGCTCCTTGCCCTTGAGACCCAGGACCTCGGATGCGGCCTGGCGGATGCCTAACTCAGAGCCTCTGTCGAAGAAGGTATGGTTGATTACCTTGATCTTGCCGTCCTCTAACTTCAGGTCGAAGACGATGCGAGCGATAATGTCGTCGGCATCTTTAGTCACAGAGGGCACAGAGCGGGATTCAGCTAAGGCATCGCGGAGCTTCTTAAGCAGTATCCGCTGCTGACGGACGAAGAAGGTGCGCAGCGACTGCTGATAGTTCCTCTCAAGACCGAGCCAGGATGTGGTCCAGGCCCGCCAGAGGCGGAGACGCCTGGCCTCATCGTCGGCTTCAGCTTTTGCCACAGAGGGCATAGAGGGCTCAGCGCGATAATCTGCGCTTTTCTCGCCCGGGGTCTCGCCTTCGGGCAAGGATGGGCCTGTCAGGCCCTCCAAACCGGCCTCTAAGGTGTAGCTGGCCGGGACGCGGCCCATGTTGATCCACCAGTCGTCGCCCCAGGGGACAGGCTCATACGGCAGATCGTGGGCCTCGACGAGCTGATTCAGCGGGATGCCGGCCTCAGTGTAGTGCAGGACCTTCTCGGTCTC